CCGTTCTCGTCGCCGTCTTCTGGAAGGAAGCCGCCTCCGCCGCCGAGGCGAGCCCGACCATCGACTTCACGCAGACGAACACGCAGGGCGGCGTGGTCGGGATGTCGTACTCCAAGGCAGCCGCCGAGGCGTGGCTGCCGCCGGTCGGCGACGGCGGGCTAGACGAAGGCACGGCCGACACCAGCCACAGCGCGACCATCGCCTCGCACGTCAGCGTCACCGCTGGCGACCTCGTGGACTTCTTTACAGGCATCCGCGACGACACCGTGATGACGGTGCCGACCTTCACGCAGGCGGGCGTGACGTATGCGGCGGTGGTGGAGTCCCCTGCCGCTGCTGGCACGGACACGGCTGGCGCGGACGGCGCCTATGACGGCGGCTATCGCATCGCCACAGCTGGTGTCTCGTCGGCTGCGGCCGTCGTCACTGGCACGCTCTCTACGAGCGAGCAGGGTACGTCGTGGATGACGCGGCTGCGGGTCGGTGCTCCCGCTGGCAATGCCGCTGGTACGGGTACGGCTAACACCGCCTCGGCTGGCATCGCCCCGACTGCCGGACTGTCCGCGGGCACGGGTGAGGCGTTCGCGGCCACGATCCTGACGGGCAAGGATGTCGATGCAGGGAATGCCGCTGGGACCGGCACGGCCTTCCCCATCGCCGCATCCATCGGGACGAACGCGGGCAACGCCGCGGGCTCTGGTGCGGCCGGAGCCCCATCGCCCAATGTCGCCCCGACCGCTGGCGTGGCCTCAGGCGCAGGCTCGGCCTATGACGCTACCGTCTCCGTCACGACGGGCACCGATGCCCAGGCGGGAGTCGCGGCAGGCACCGGGTCCGCCTTCACGGCCTCGGCCAACGTCCAACCTGCCGCGGGGAACGCCGCCGCCACGGGGTCGGCTTACGGAGCCTCGGCGTCAGTCGCCCCGACCGCTGGTCACGCCTCGGGCTCAGGGTCCGCCTTCAATGCGACCGTCGAGACAGCCACGGGCACGAACGCCGCCGCCGGACATGCTGCGGGAACGGGACAGTCGTTCGGTGCCAGCATCTCGATCGCTGCCAACGCTGGCAACGCCGTGGGCTCCGGCTCGGCCTACAACCCGACCGTCTCGACTGGGGCGGTCATCGCGTGGGGCCTCTGGTCCGACATCTACTGCAACCCGGTCGCGGTGCCTGCGGCGGGCGTCGGGCATCCGGGCCGCCGATTGCGAGTCCGACCGCGCGAGCTAGCCGCTGTCACGGGCACGGTCGATGCAGTCATCGTGGCTCCAACGGTATCCGCCGAGGGCGTCGTCAACGACGATGAAGTCGTGCTCGAAATCCTGGCGGCCTTGCTATGAGGCGTTATGCTGTCGCGCGAGAGGCTGAAATGGAGCGACTGTGACCGCGAAAGCCTCGTCCGACTTCCGAAGGCTCCCCTTCGAGATCATCAACGACGACGCCTTCCGCATCCTCGCCATCCCTTACGGTGGCCCGATGGAGAAGGCCGGAGCACCCTACGGCGCGGACCTCCAGGGCCAATGGTTCAGCCCCGACACCGACATCAAGCCCGACTGGTTCGACCAGCGTCCGGTCCTTTGGCATCACGGCAAGGACCCGACCGGCAAGATGGGCACGACCCTCATGGGCAAGGCCATCAACCTGACCCAAGAGGACGACGGCTGGTGGGTGGACTTCTGGTGGGCGCAGGGCGAGCAGCGGCGCTCGCTGGTCGAGCAATTGGGCAAGAAGGGCGCAGCCATCTACGGCTCGTCGCAGAGCGTTCCGGCGCTCGCCAAAGCGCAGGCGGACGGGCATATCACCGTTTGGCCGTTCATCGAGGAGACGCTGAGCACCGTCCCGGTGAACCACTACAGCCACTTGCGCCCGATGAAGGCCGTCCTCGACGACTATGCACTCTCGGGCATCCCGGTATCGAGCGCGCTCAAGGCGCTGCTCCCGGCAATGGAAGACCTTGCTTCGGACCTTGTTGCGACGGAGGGCATCGAACCTCTCCTGACCCCTGCGATGAGCGAGCGTGAACTACGCAAGCTGGAGCGGCTGGTCAACCAGTTGCTCGAACAAGTACGGAGAAAGCAAGTTGAGTGACAACGACCAAATCCCCGAGCTGAACATCAAGCTCGGTGAGGCGGTCAAGGTCATGGACGAGTCCAAGGAAACCGACGCGGCACGGTGGGCAACCGCCAAGGCCGAAGTCGATACCCTTGCGACGCAGGTCCAGACCTTGACCGAGGCCAAGGATCAGGCCGACCGTGCGGCGGAGACTGCCAAGGCGCAGACTGAACTGAAGGAACTCCTGACGGGCGCTCGCGCCTCGAAGGCTGGCTTCCTCGGCCAGTCCTTCCGCGGCTCTCAGCCGAGCGACGAGTACGCCCACTTCCTGCGCTCCGTCTGGCAGGCCAGTGGACGCGACGCCGAGAACCAGATGGCCGCCAAGGCGACCCTCGCAGCCCTCGGCTCGCTCTACATGACACCAGAAGAGGCGGGCAGCAAGGCCACCCTCGGCTCGACCGATGCCACGGGCGGCTACATCATCCCCAACAACCTCGTCAACGATCTGATGAAGCCGAAGGTCCAGGCCAACATCTATCGCGGTCTTTGCACCGTGGTCGATGGCGTCCGGGGCTCCGGCGTCGATCAGCCCATCCGCAACGCGGCTCCGGGCCGCATGGTCGTCGCTCCGTGGGGCGACACCAAGGAAAACGTCAACCTCGGCTACGACAACTACACGGCCACCCTCTACACGATCGCCCGCATCTACGATGTCGGCAACCAGTTCCTCCGCCAGTCGGAGGGGGCCGCGCAGCAGGACGTCTTGCAGGAGCTTGGCAACGCCGCCGCGCTCGGCGAGGCGTACTACATCCTCAATGGCACCGGCACGGGCCAGCCCTACGGTCTGTTGACCGCGCTGACCTCGACCGGCACCTTCTTCACCTCCCATACCGCCGCTCAGACGACCATCGCTGGCAACATCGCCAGTGGTGTCGCCAAGGCAGCCGGCGACCTCGCTGGACGCAACCGGCGAGCCGAAGCGGCCGTCATCAACGCGACGGACTACTGGATCACCCTTGCCTCGGGCGACGACAATGCTGGCTTCTACATCAACCCGGCGGCTGGTGCCCCCGGCGTCGATGCGGCCCGTGTCTCGGTCTGGGGCATCCCGCTGGTCCCCGATGTGAACATGCCGGCTGACTCGCTCGTCGTGGGCGAATGGGCCAGCCTGAAGCTCTACTTCGGTCAGGGCTTCCGCATCGACTCGTCCGACCAGGCTGGCACCCGTTGGGACGCCAACCTGACAGGCTTCCGTGGTGAAGAGGAGTTCGGGCTCGACGCCCGCCCCGCCGTCTACACGGGTGCCTTCCAGCGATTGGTTGACGTCAAGGCTTAGTCCTGAACTGGGCTGACTCGACAACCATCAGGGGCCGTCTCCAACCGCATGTGGAGACGGCCCCTCTCATGTCCCGACTACCGTTGTGATGCCTCTCGGCGGTAGTCGGGGCTTCCCATGACGCCCATCACGCAGTAGACTTCCTGAGGGGTCGGCGTGCCTTCGAGCGTCATGGCCGACCCCCTGCTAGAGAGGCATATGGCATGTGGTTCAAGATCGCGTCCAGTTGGCACACCGTCGCATGGACGGACCCCGATTACATCTCGATGCACGGGGAACTCCTGCACCGAAGCCGCTGCGGGCTGCTGAAAATCCGCATCGCCTACTCGAACTTCCCCTACAGCGAGAAGACCTGCGAAAAGTGCTTGCGCCTGCAAGCCAAGGACGGAGGACGGGCATGATCGACCTCGTAGCCATCCGCTCTCGGGACTCCGCTAAGGCGGACCTGTACCACGAGGCGGAGGAGGACCGGCGCGCGTTGCTCGCGCTGGTCGACAAGCTCCTCGCCGAGAACGAGGCGTTGAAGAAGAAGGCCAAGAAGAAGTGACGGTTCCGCTCCCGTTCCGCAGCCCGAACGGGAGCCCGTTCACGCTCTACGTCCGCGAGGACACGAATGATGGGGCGCTGGCACACGGCATCCTGTCGAGCGACGAGTACGCCCTCCACGGACGCCACTTCTCCGGCTGGGCACTCGACATCGGGGCGCACATCGGCTCGGTCGGCATCGCCCTGGCGGTTGATAACCCCGACCTGAAGGTGGTTTGCGTCGAGCCCGTGCCCGACAACGCGGCCCTCATCCGTCTCTCGGTCGCCATCGACGGCCTCACGGAGCGCGTCTTCGTGGAGGAAGCGGGCGCGGCGGCCATCGGCACGTCCACGGTGCCCTGCCACTACGGTTACACCGAGGCGGACATCCCCGACAAGGGCTACGTCGAACAGAACCGTTTCGTGGGCAACCTCTGGCGCGAGAACATGGCCTCCGAGGGCGAGTACGTCGATGCCAAAGCGGTGACCATCGCGGGGCTGGCCGAGAAATACGGCGTCACGCGCTGGGACGTGTGCAAGATCGACTGCGAGGGCTGCGAGTGGGAGTTCTTCAAGACGGGCGCCGACCTCATCGACACCATCATCGGTGAGTGGCACGACGGGCCGTTCTCGCGCATCGAGGACTTGCTGGCCGACACGCATGATGTCGAACTGCTGACGGACTACGG